AATGAACCCAGAAATGTTTGCCAAACTGAAGCGCTCCCTCGTTTTACATGAGTCATTGAGCAAATATCCTCATCTAGACTCGGTTGGGAAAATCACTATCGGGATAGGATATAACTTAACTGATCGTGGGATTTCAGACGATTGGATTAACATGCAATTTCAACAAGATGTTTCTTATTTCTATCTTCAGTTATCTCAATTCCCCTGGTTTCTTGATTTAACAACTGATCGACAGATTGCGTTAATTGATATGTCTTTCATGGGATGGAAGAAATTCTTAACATTTAATAAAATGCTTCAAGCATTATCAATACATGATTACAAACAAGCGGCTTTTGAAATGCTAAACAGCAAGTGGGCTGAACAAGTTAAAGGGCGTGCAACAACACTTGCACATGCTATGATTACCGGAGTTTATGAAATATGAATTTGAAAGATTTATTGAATGATGCGATGCCGATTATTGAAAAAAGCACACCATTAGTTGCACAAGTTCTAGGACAGCCAACCGGAATTGCATTACTAATTTTATCGGCAATTTATGAATCATTCGGTGCACCAACAAATAATGGTAATTTTGATTTCGATCAGTTATCAAAAAATATTTTAAATGATCCCAATGCTGACAAAAAATTAAAAGAAGTTCAAAACGTTTCACAAGGTAATTAATTAATTAAATAGCCACGGATGGTTTATACATCGGTGGTTTATGATTAAGTTTGAAAATAAAATGAATGGAAGATTTTACTATTTGATTGTTACAAGAGATTTAGTTAATGACTGTGTTTTACTTGTTATTTATGGTGGCAGGAATATTTCTCGTTCTCGTACTATTTTGTATGGCGATAGAATTTCTATACGAAATGAAATTGATAGATTATCCAAAAGACGTCTTAAACGAGGATATGTTTTGATACAATAATATTTTTGTTGCATACTATTTAAAATGTTTCACAAACGGAATTGTGATTATGGCAGCAGGAAGGCCGACCGCTTACACACTAGAACTCGCGAAAGAAATTTGCGATGCAATTGCCTCTCAAAGCAAAGGGCTTAAACAGCTTTGCGACGAAAATCCCCATTGGCCTGATCGATCAAATATAAAAAAATGGATAAGAAAAGATTTAACTTTTCGAGCCATGTACACAGAAGCTAAGAAAGATCAAGTAGAATCTTTAGTAGATGATATCCTAGAAATTGCTGATGATACTAGGAACGATACGCTCACAAAATACGACCATGATGGAGAACCTTACGAGGTTTGTAATTCTGAATGGATTAATCGTTCACGCCTTCGTGTTGATACACGCAAATGGTTAGCAGCTAAATTATGTCCGAGATTATATGGCGATAATGCACTCGCTCAAGAATTAGCTCGCGAAATGGATGAATTTAAAAAGATGCTTGAATTGAAAAATGGAGTTTCAAAAAATGGCAGAGAAGAAGTGGATTCAAAAGGCGATTAAACATCCTGGTGCTTTGCATAAAGAATTGGGTGTGCCCATGGGAAAGAAAATTCCTGCAAAGAAATTAAATAAAGCTGCACATTCAAAAAATAAAACATTATCGAGACGCGCTAATTTAGCTAAAACATTATCAGGGATGAGAAAATGATTGAGTATAGAGTAGAAATAACAGAAACGGAAAATGGTAAAAAGAATTATGTAACAGTTTCAGCATTACAGGGAAATTTTTCAACTGGTGTAATTAAACATTGCGCGTCCGAATTTAAGACGCTTAAAGATTTAGAAGAAGCGCTCAACATAGCGTTCTGTCAATTACATTGTAACCACATTTGATAAAGGAATATCAGCATGAAAGACACAAATGACCAAGGAGTTGGAGCAACAGCGTTTGATTATTCAAATGATCAGCATCCAGCTTACACAAACAATATTTATCACACAAACATGCGTGTTCCTCATCCCACAAATAATGCAGCAAAGATGGTTAATGCATCAGAAATCATGGGGCAAGTTAACGAGGCGAAGTAACGCATGCAATGCACAACCTGCAAATATCCGGACTCGCATGTTGTTTACACTCGCCATAATGATAATGATGATTCAATCATTAGACGACGTGAATGTTTGCGTTGCGGAAAAAGATTTACGACACGTGAAGAACTGAAAGAGCCAAGACGTCCTAACGACGATAGATTTATCCGAGGTAATCATCCTTGATATCAGTATCGGACATTAAGCGTGATTTTTATGCTCTTAAACATTCAATTACAAGACAAGATGTACAACACATTCAATTTAACAAGGATGAAACATTAATTTATGGTGCTGATAAGAACAAATGCTATATTCCGAATTCTACTGGTTCACTCTTTCATGCTGACGATACTTTTGTGCGTCTCGTTATGGGACCTTACGGTAGCGGTAAGTCAACGATCTGCGTTAATGAACTTGTTAAGCTTGCCTGTGCAATGCCCCGATGGAGAAACAATAGACGAAGATCAAAATGCCTCATTATACGAAACACAAGCGGCGAGTTACAGTCAACCACCTTACAAACATGGTTACAGTGGTTTGGTGACCTTGGCGATATTAAAAAACGACAAAAACCTTTACTCACCTATGAGCACACTTTTAATGATGGATTCGGCTTAATTGAGTTAGAATTAGTTTTTATTGCACTGGATCGTGATGAAGACATTCGAAAACTTAAAAGTATAGAGGCCACATTTGCATACATTAATGAACTCTCAGAGGTTCCTCAGGCTGTACTTCATCATCTTATTGGGCGCGTTAATCATCGATATCCATCGGCCTCATTTTGCGCTGAGCCTTATTGGAGCGGTATTATCGCTGATACCAATCCTCCCGACGAAGATCATTGGATCCACAAAGACTTCGAGTTAAATCCGACAGAGAACTATAAAATATTCCATCAGCCTTCAGGATTGATACAAAATTCTGATGGAAGTTTTGTAAAAGATAATAAGGGAAATTATGTTGCTAATACGGAATGTGACAATTATAAGAATTTGTCTTCAGATTATTATGTTAAGCTTGCTGAGAAACGCACGGAAGGTTTTATCAAAGTTTATTGCGGTGGTAAATACGGGATTGTCGAGTCTGGTAAGCGTGTTTATCCTGAATATAACGATGATATACACTCTGTGGCTCGCCTCGATGCAATCCAAGGTTTACCTATACATTTGTGCTGGGATTTTGGCCTTACTCCTAGCTGTATCGTATTTCAACTTAATGCGCGCGGCCAATTCAGGGTGCTTAAAGAATATGTTGCAGAAGATATGGGCATCCGTACTTTTGCGAAGAATGTTGTTATTCCTGATTTGCCTGTTAGTTTTCCTTATAACCGTATTGGTGAGTCAGAGGGTGATCCTGCCGGGGCCGCAGGCGATGTGATCATGGAGGAGTTAAGCTGCATTGGTGAGCTTAATTCATTGGGGATTAAAACTAATCCTGCATCGACAAATGATACTGATGTTCGAATTGGAAGTGTTCGGTTCTTCCTAAATACAATGATCGATGGTCATCCTGCATTTGTCCTCGATCGTGAAAGATGTCCGGTATTGAGGAAAGGATTTATTAACGGATATCACTTTAAGAGATTAAAGGTGACTGATTCAGATCGTTATCAAGATAAACCCAACAAAAATCGCTACTCACATCCGCATGATGCGCTACAATATGGGGCTATGAAGTTTGCGAGTAGTAGGATATTGGAGCCTGATCCTAGCAAGCCTAAGATCGATATGTGGAACCCTGTATTGAGGATATTTTAGTGACTGATCCAAATTTAAAAGCAGCTATTTATTATTTAGGAAAATTTATTGACAATAATAATATACCTGAAAAGGAATGGCTCACATTCTCATTATATTTATTAAAAGAAGAAAAAGGAATAATCAAATTTACAAATCCTTCTATAATTTTAGCAGCTTACGACGAAAATAAAATTGTGGATGAATCAGAAATTGTTTCAATAAATGAATTTTATTATCGGGGGAATGAAGATGAATAGCGACCAAAACCGCAAA